TTTTGTAGATGGTCACCCAACGTGCGTGGATGCAATTCGTGCACATTTGCAGCAGTCATGTCGATGCTCTCCTTGCTGAAGACGTCACCGTTGGTTCCGTCCCATGTAGCGACGACGGTAGGCTCGAACAAGGCGTGCTTATCCCATCCTCCAATCTCATACGAGTAGTTGCCAGTCTCGATATCCAGTGCCATGACGTTGCTCATGCTTCAGCCTCCTTCAAGCGAACGTAGACGGTCGCACCGTCCTTTGCCGCGTTAAACATGTGTGCTGCCCAATCGTTAAACTTCTTGAAGCCAGTGGCTCGGGTGATGTGAAGATTGGTGCAGTATTGCTGAATGATAGCCGCCTTCTTGCGCCACCCGTCGCCTCGCTTATCGAGTTCCACTGGAGCCACAGAATTGAACGCAGTCATCCAATCCTTCTTGTGTTGCTCTTTTTCGACCTTCTTAGCACCAACTTCGACCTCGCCCTCAAGCCACTGAATGAGGTTCTTGAACAGGTCGTAGAGAATGTCCTTAGCCATGTCAAGATGTTCACCAGTGATGACCCATGACTCGTCCATCATAGCAAGGTGGGTAGCGAGAATAACCGAGTAGTTCTCCATGGCGGGCACGAACGAGGCCACCACGTCTGCGATAGCGAAGTTCAGGTCTTTGAGAAGGCTGTAGAAATCGTCCACCACGTCGTAAGTTGCAGCGTAGAATGACTCGTCGGCGGTGAACATCTCGTGCATAACAGACTGCACGAGTTCTTCTTGCTGCTCACGAGCCATTTGGTCCCATTCTACGAACGACGTCTGAGTCAGCGAGCGCACCCGTTCACTCAAACGGTTCTCAAGCCCGGTGAAGTAATTCACGATGTCCTCGTAAGTGACGGTAGACTCTTCTCCCTGCGTGAAGGCACGGTTCATCCGAATCTGTGAAACCTGTTGGCGACGGTCCATGTCCCAATGGGACCAGTAGAGAAGGACACGCTGGAAGATACCCTTAGTGAGCACGTATTCCTTTACGCCCTTGGGCGGGTAGGTGGTAATCCACAGCGAGGCGAGAGATTCAGTCTCAATCCGTCGTCCACTCAAGTGTTTCACGAGGATGTTGCTGTTGCTCCCAATGGGGTTACATGCAGATTGCAGGTAGAGCACCGTCTCCTGACTGTGCTTCCCCGGATTGAGAATGATAGAACCCTCGTCAAAGTTCAGGGCCTTGCGCCCACCAAGCATGCCGTCGGTCTGAACTGTTACCTGCTCCTTCTTTCCTTCGTCGTTGACGACCGTTTCAGTAGTCACACCACCGATGAGCCCTGCGTCAGACCCACTGGTGTAGGCGTCGTAAGCGATACCACAGTCTTTCAGCACGTCACCGACGAACTCCCATGCGATGGACTTACCCGTTCTTGACGGCTGAATCCAAAAGCAGTGGACGCGAGGGTCGAGGTGGGTGTTGCCCCACGGTAAGCGCACATAGGGAGCAGCCACTTGCCCCTGAATGAAGAAGAATGAGAGCATGGCTGGGATGTCATTGTCGATGCTGACCTCCCCAAATTGGTCGACGTAGCCTCGGAAGAAGTCGAACTTCTGAACTGCTTGATAATCGACGGCTCGGCGCATAATTCTACCTCACTCGCTACCTCTACTTAAACAATACTAAGGGGAAGACAACTAAGACAGTTGACAATTGTGATGCTGCTTTATGACCTACCTTCGAACAGTGCGTTGAACGTGCACTGGGTCCTCACTGGTCAACACATCGAGAATCATCTTACGGCGCTGCTCACCTAACCCCTTGACCTGCTTCAATGATTCAGGGAACATCATTTCCTCGATGTTCCCGCATTTGTCCAGCAAGCGGTCTACGAGGTCGGGACCAATACCGGGAATGGCGAGCAAGGCGTCTTTTCGCACATCGTTTGTCGACACCCTACGCACAGCCTTGGCCCCGTGGCTACTGGCGGGCTTGTGCAACTTGTCATGCAACTTGGTGACGAAGAGAGCGGCCTCACTGACGTTAGGTGTGTAGAACACTTGGCAATCGAAATCAGCCATGATGCGAGCGATGGTGCCAGTCAACTCACTTTGCACCCGTGTGTGCGTTAGTCGTTTGCCATTCCGCTGAGCCGTGGCGACATGCTTGGCTACGTTCCCATGCACCAGCAAGAAAAAACGCTCATAGTTGGCATCCATGTTTTCCAATTGACGCCATAGATGACCTGAGTGACTCGATTGAAACAAGTCGCCGATACTCTTGGCTTCAACGCATGCTGCACCCAACAAGTAGTCGCCGACGACCAACTGTTGACGAACGATGACAAGCCCACTCTTTTGCGCCTTGCGCGTGATTGAATCACACAGTGAGCCACGCTCATTACTGTCAATGATGAGGTCAGGTTTTGGCAACGACTACCCCCCTGTGATGTGCGCATACTCCGTCTTCAGTAAGCGCCCATTGCCCGCACTGCTTACCGTGTTTGGTCTCAGCAACGCAACGCCAGTTCTCAACGGGGCCTAAAGCACGACATTCTCGACAGAAGAACGCCTCAGTGAAATGAGGTTTTCGAATCCTGCGAGCACCGCATATTTCACACTCGACCTTCGGCATCGTCATATCCCTCCTTAATGCGCTCTCTGCTCATATCGTAGCGTCCTTCCTGAACGGCTGAGAACAGTTCTTCCCCTGTTGGACTCAGCACATAGGTGAGTGTCATGTATCGGTGCCCCATGATGTCAATCGCAGTAGATTGACCCACTTGCTCGAACGCCTCATCCTTACTCAAGATGTTCGATAGTTGCGGACTGGTCATGCCATGTTTTGTGGTGCTGTTCACAATTCGGAGTATTTCATCGTGACTCATCGCATCGGCGGCATTACCTAAGATGCATACAACCCATCGCCGCAGTCGCTTGTTTTTGCTCTTCCTCGGGATTTTTGCCATCATTCCATCTCCCGTATGCTTCCATCGTAGTAACGACAACGCCCGACGCAGAAACCATCGCGTTCGATGGTTGAGCAGCGCGGGGCGTCCAAACCAGCCTTCTGTTCACCACCATAGATGATGCTTTCCACCTGAAATCTCGTCTTCTCGGAATTGAAGTCAGCCCATCCCTGCTGCTCAATGATGTCGCATAGTCTCACTGCATGCTCGGCCCTGTCTTCGTTGGTCACAGCCTCCGGTTTGAAGAACCAGCGAAACCGCGCTGCGAGGTAGGAGGCGAGGTGCAAGCGGTGACGATGCGTAGGGTTACCTACGCCAAGCGCTGGTGACAGACATGGTAGCACAACGATGTCATCGAGCGTAACGTCGGGAAGATGGTCGACCTTCTCGACCTGCTTCTTGAAGAAGTTCCTACGCTCAGGGAGTTTAATTTCGACGCCCTTACTCCCATGCTCAATGTAACCGGGACGGGGCTCTTGAGCCAGTTCCATCAGACCGTCGTGGTCAAATTCGAGAATCTCTTTGCTCATGAGAGGGATGCTCCAGCACCCTCGTCGCGCGTTGTAGGAGTTGGGTATGCGAATCATTCCGCTTGTATCAAAGGCGACAGCGGGGTCGTTGCACCCAAGGTTGAATTTACGATGCCATTCGGACATCAGGTTGCGCCCACCCTCCTTGATGCGTCGAACTTCGGACGATGTGGTAGGCATGAACGACTGAGAAAGTGGCACCCAAATGTGGAAGCCGCCACCGCTAAACCACACGAAGTGTCTGATGTCTTCACTCAGCAGAAAACGATGCAGCCTCTTAACCTGCTCTTGCATGTAGGAAAACGGAACGTCGATACCGCGTTGCTTGAAGTCCTTGCAGTCGAAATCCATGATGAAGTGGTGGATTACTGGAGTGTCGTAATCGACGCGATGGTTGCGCGGTGGCTTAGTTGCTCTATAGCCGTAGGCTGTGAAGTAAGCGTTACCGCTACCGTTCTTGCCCTTCCAGTAGCGCTCCAACTCGCCCCATGAGCGGACGATGAAGCGACCTCCCTGTGCGCCGTTGGAGCCAATCTCCAGCACTTCGCGGGGAAAGTCAAGGCGAACGAAGGCCATGTAGCCTCACTCCGAGTGTCGTGGGTAGTTGGTCGTGATGATGGTCAAGATAAGGGAAACCGCTCTTTCGTAGACATCATCCCGTCTTTTCAACATGTCAGGGTGCACAGTGATGTGGAAGTCGTAGACTCGGTTGGTGAGCGGCACAGGTCTTTCTTCACCCAAATCAGCAAAATCGCTCAGAATAGTCTGACTCATAGGGCTCGAGCCTACGATGCTAAATCGTCCGTTGTCCGGCAGACCCACTCGTAGCGTGAAACCATCGTGCGGTCTTGCTTCTCGCAAGTCATCTCCCATCCTGTCAAGTATAGCATTCATTCTCTTCATCTCTTCATTCATCTACTCATCTCCTACAGTGTAGTCCCCCATCCAAGCCGGGCAGCGCTCCATGAAGTCACACCATCCACACAGCACGCCCTTGTCGGCGGGGAAGTCTCTCGTCAAGTGAGCATCGACAAGAGCCGTCAGGCGCCTCTCGATGGTGTTGGGGGCGTAGCGACCACCGGGACCGCTGACGGATTCGTAATCCCACTTGGGACCGTCGCCCCCGTTGATACCGCCGCCGGGGAATTGCCAACCCCAGCCCACCACAGGTAGGAACTCCATGTGTGGGCTGTGTTCAAGCATCATGCGGTAGAATTGCATTTCCGCACGCATTTGTGCTGGTTTGTATTTCGTCCACTTACCGGTCTTCAGTTCCATCAGGATGATACCCATACGGTTATCGTCCATGAACATACGGTCGATGTAGCCTTTCATGTGGATAGGCACTTCAGTGCCGTCGCTGGCTACAACTATACGGGTGCCGTGAACCTCAGCCTCGTTCCCAACAGGGAACCAATCTTTGATTTCGTCACGAGCGCAGTTGCATAGGCGCTCAAACTGCCACTTCACATACAAGCGTAGTTGCTCGGGCTCTCCATAGATGTAAGGCTCGGGTGGAGTGGGCAGCGTCTCAATGCACAGGCTCAGCGCTCGGTCCTTGTCCTTCTTCTCAATGAGGTCGTAGACATCATCCACGACATCACCCATGGCCTTCCACCAATACTCGACAGCGTCGTGAACATTGGACCCACGAATGTGGTAATCTCGCTCCTCGCCACGTAGGCCGAGGACGCTGGAAAAGTAATACTGTTGAGGGCAAGTGCCAAAGGTGCCCGACGATGATTTTGTCACTCGGAGAATCTTGTCCTCCATGTCAGGGTCCCAAGCGTAGGTGCTTTTGTCATAGGACTTGAGCAAGTCCTTGTGCTCGTAGGTTTCGCGGTCGTTGTTGCCCCCTTCGGGGTTGGGATTCCATCTCACTTCCAATCACCTCGTAGCGCTCCTGCGAGTGTGTCAAGAGAGCGCATGTCACTGTCATCTCTCAGCCACACATTGTCGCAGATGGTTTTGATGTCTTCACCTTTTGAAGCGACATCGGCAGCGAAGTTCCAACCACGAATGATGACCTTATTGCGTGCCTCGGTCGTGAGCCACAGTAGAATACTACCCTTGCCCACATACTTCTCAAGTTGCTTCGGAGGCACCATGCGCTTGAGTTTATCCCAGTCTTCACCGCGAAGTCCCTTGACTTCTATTGGCTTCTCTTTGAGTTCAATGTCAGGGTTGTCGATGTCACCACGGTAGTTTGCGTTCATCGACTGATACAGACGGGTAAGGTAGACTTCGGCTGCAACCTCACAGCGAGCACCTACAATGGCACCGAAGAGACGGTTATGGCTGTAGACGCCAGTGCCAGCATTATCATGATGTTCCTTAGTCTTCTGAGCGTGCTCACGACACCACTCTACTTGCGAGTCAGTCAAGTTGATGGTGACCGCACCGTTGATGGTTTCGACCATAGCGTTCATCCGAAGTGGCCCCCCGGTGAGTTGGTCATTCGCTTGTATTCACGAGCGAAATTGGTTAGTGCCATCTCCTTGCTTTGAGCGATGACGTCAAGGTCAGCAACGTATTGTTCTTCAAGTGTAACGTCAATGCGGACGACTGAATCCCAAGGGAACAGGACATGTCCTTTGCCAGTGTCAATGGCCATGAAGGGGGAAAAGGGACCGTCAGGGAGGATAAACTCTCCCTCGACGGTGTCACTGGTGCCACCCGGCTTTGCGAATTCTACAGTCATTCTCATTCTTTCACCTCGTCAAATACGACATGTTGACAGGGTGGGCAGATGTGACCGAAGGGCACAGTCACGTTCCTTGGGCGCGTGTAACACCTATACATCAAAGCCTCACATTTTGGGCAATACACATACGGCACGCGACCCATTACTCCCCCACCTCCTGCATCAGCCGCTGCACGTAGACAGCAGCGTCCATGAGTTCCTCCTGCAGGTGCTGAAGCCAGTCAAGCAAGTCGAGGTCTCCGCGTTCCATGGTCACGCCATATTTCGCCTTACCTACCTTGGCTCGCTCCTGAATCTTCGCGCACACTTCGTCTTCTAATCTGCTCATCTCAATCACCAGTAACTTTTCGGGACTGTATCGCCCGCCGCAGCGGCGATGTCCCAACCGACGCTCTCGTAGAGGCGTTTCAGTTTAGACTTCACCAAGACATCGAGAACCTTGTCCCAGTCCACAATGTAGTTTGACAGTTCTTCTACCTCTCGGAAAGCCACGAATACTACCGGCGTGTCTTGACCCTTGATGGTCACGAAGTCAGCGATATTCTCCTTGACCCCCTTGATGTAAGTCCACGTCACGCTATCTCCCTTACGCCATGGGTCGCCTCCACAATGTTGGTTGTAGTATAATGCAGCCTTGGCACCGGGTGTCGGTGACTGATACTTCGTAGGTTCCTTGGTTAGACGGGTCGAACACACGGTGTGCTTGATAGGCACATCACCGCTCTTGACTGAGAGGGATAGAGCACGCAGTGTCTCGGTTACCTCCTCCTCTTCAGCCCCGTGTCCGATGAGACGCATGGCTATTTCTTGAATTTCCCTTGTGATGGGTGCGGAACTGGATGCCTTGATTTCGTAGCCCGATACCTTCAGTTGCCCTGCTTCATTCTCAGGCCACACCTTGTAACCGAAGTAGCGGTTCTTGACAGGAGCAGTTGTCCAGTAGTCGAAGTAGGTCTCCAACTCTACGTCCATGTGCGAGAGGTCCAGTTTCGAGCGGGCAGTGTCCGTGAGGTGTTGCGCCAACCCATGCGCCTTGTCGAATGGCACTTGGATGAAGGCGGAGTCGGTGTGCCCGAACAGTGAACGGTAGCCCAACTCTTCACTCTCACTCATCAAGTGACGGATAGCCTCACGTCCACGGAAAGTGATGGAGGATGCGATGTCGTTCTCAATCCACATACCGTCCACGGCTTTCATTCCGCACATGCCATACAGGGCATTCACGGCGATTTTTGCAGCAGTCTGCAGCATGTCGTAACCGAGACGCTCTTCGTTAGTATGAGCCTGCTTCATGAGGCGCTTGTATTCCTTTCTGAGGTCAAGCATCTCCTCAACGATAGAGGGCAATAGCCCCTTCTTGGTTTGGTCCCAGTGCGTGCCGTTACCGAGACTCTTGATACCCGGACCCGGCCCCTCTCGCTTCGTCTCATAGGACAGGTTGTCGCTGAGAATGATGTTGGGGTAGAGTGAAGCGTAGTCAACGAGCGCCACGCCTACGTGTCGACCGGGGATAGGGTCAGGAATGTGTGCTGCTTGCATGTGCTCACGGTTCCTGTTGCGAGCGCTCGGTGCCTTGAGGTCCGTGCGTCTACCGATGAGACCACGGAAGTATCGAGTCACTTTGTGAGTGCTACCCCATGAGACGCCACACAGTTTCTGCATGGCTACGAAGAAGTCGATAGCGTTGAGTCGCTCGGAGATGGCTGATAGCATAGTCGTATCGCGAACACAGTAGTCAACGAAGTGGTCGTAGTAATCATACCACCCGTTGAAAACAGTCATGTCTTCAATTTCATCAGTCAACTTCGACCCAAGTTCAAGTAGACCAGCGATGGTGTTGAGTTTGCGATTGGGTAGTTGACCTCGTCCCGACTTCTGCCAAAGCGTCTCAAAGCCACTACCGCTCTTCCAGTGTGCTGCTGAATCCCAACACAGGCGTCCCTTGATGGGTTGCTGTGTGTCCTTGTAGCCGCTGTCTTTGAACGGTTTGACCACTCGACCAAGAGGTGACATACGGTCAGGGTCGTCTAAGCGACGCAAGAGGTGGGGTAGGTCCGCCCACATGATGGCGTGAGCCACAAGAATGTCGGGGTCGCAAGCATCCATATGCTGTAGGAAAGCCTCGTGCATGGCCGCTTCACTACCGAACTGGTGTAGCATGTAACCACCCTCACGCTCGACATAGGACACGCTCATTGTATCGACTCCACGCTTCCAAGCGAAAGCAACAGGCACCTCGGCGTGACTGTCGACGACAGCCATGACAGTGGTGAAGTCCTCCTTTGGGTCCCACTCGAGGTCAAAGAACCACACACGAGGGTGAAACTCAGGAACCTCCTCGGGGTAGAAGTTGAGGAGGATTTGGTCGAGGTAGTTCAGGTCAGCCTCGTAGGTGTTCATCAGGTCCTTGACCTCCCACAGGTCATTCGGTTTGTCCACCTCAACCTTCACGAGCGCCACCCCGTCTCGCCCTGTGGCTTTCTCACCGAAGTGAACAGTAGCAGCAGGGATGCGGTTTGCCAAGCGGCTCAACTTCCACTGCGGTGTGTTTGCAGGAATCCAACAGAAGGGTCGCATGTAATCGTCGTCTTCAGGATGGATGGTGCGGGTGTGCAACTTGCCATCCTTACCTCTCGTTCTAAGGTAGAGCGAGGGTGCCCCGAAGGAGTCAGACCATTCGGGGTAGAACCAATCGACAATCATGCACTCACGCCCGTTGGTCAATCACGATAAGTAGGTCCTTGTCTTGCTCAACTGCAAAGATAGTGTTGGCGCCAAAGTGGACCTCAGCGGCCCCTTCCTTGAGCAAGCCGATGGCTTCC